ATACCCATTCCCAGACTCCTTAGTTAACAGTCACAGTCCAAGTAATNCCGAGNGTNTCNGCTGCNCCNTTGTTNATGACTGAGAACACNGTACGGCAAAGCATNGTNCCAGCNGCTAGACANCATTGAACANNCCTGCTTCAGTAACAGCACCAGTGCCAGTACCNGCTGGGAATGTCGCAACATACGCCACGTTGTTGTTTGTCACAGTAGTCGAAGTCAAAGACACACGACCAAGTTCAGTACCTAGAGTTGTATCGGCGTTCGCAGCAGCAGTACTGCCAGAGCCAATAGCCATGTGAGACATCGCACCATCAGTAGTGTCTTTGAGTCGTGAGGCAATAAGGTTTTTACCGACAGTCACAACAAGGTTCTTCACCTCTTGCTCATGTTTGATTTGACCGTTTTCGTCCGTTAGAACAATCTTCAGGTCGCCCGTCATTTTGATAGTATCGTGAAGCATGATAACTCCTTAGTTAAGTTGGTTCTCGTTGAGTCCGTAACCAGCAAACATGTAACTGTACGACTCCGTGCGGATGGTATATACGATACCAGCATTGGGGTCAGTTGTCAGCACAAACTCGCCATTTACGAGTGGTTGGTGGATTAAGTGGCTGTTAATAGTTCCCGGTACAGGGAAGTACGTGAACTTGTCATCAGACGCAAAAGCAAAGTCATACAACGGATTAGACTGGCCTAACACCAGTAGCAACGAAATCGAATCCGTGACTGAAGCTGAGTCCGATAGAACTTTGCCAGTGATAAATACTTTGTCGTCTGCCATCGTGACAGAATCGACCAGAACTTTAGTAGCCGCAAAAGTTTGGGCGTCAGACGTTGTTACAGGGTCGTAGTCAACGTCGGCATCAGTGCGGTCAAAGTCCTCCACCAGTGTATAGCTGGCGGCTAGGAAGTCGGTTATCTCAACCGTGTCAGTCAATACCTTTGCTGTAGTGAATGAGGTGATGCTGTCAGTAGCCGTAGGCGCATCTGTTAGAGCCTTCGTGACCGCAAAGGTATTGATTGCATCAGCAGGAGTAACTGCATCGGTCTTACCCAACCCCGGCTGTCGTGAAGATTCATCAGCCGCAGTCACAGAGTCGGCAACATTGGGTCGAGTAAGTTCTTTTGCAGCCGCGTCCGTTGCCGTCACACTATCAGTAGAAACCCTAGCTACGGCTATTGTGTTGACGGTATCGTTAGTGGTAACCGCATCCGTCAAAGACTTACCAACATCTTTGGTGTTGACAGCATCTACAGAACTTACGCTATCAGAGGAAACCTGCCCTACAACTTTGGCGTCTGTGTCTGCTGTCGTAGCTGCATCGACTAGGGTTTTCCCTACGTTCTTTACATCTACATCGACGACGTTAATTGGGTCAGGGTCAGCATCAGGGTCTGTCGGGTCAAAGTCGATGTTGCCATAGAACATCCGATTGACTACATCGGTGACAGTGACCTCATCCGTAACTGACTTTACAAACGAAATAGCCACGTCATCCGTGGCTGTAGCAATATCAATGGACACCTGCCCGATTTGCAAGGCACGGAAGTCAGACATCAGAACTGTTTGGTTCTCAAGTACGCTAGTTGGTACAACAAAAGCTGTTGCTTTGATTACAGGAGTCGCACGCGCAGTAGCCGTGGCTCCGCCCACAGCAGCAAGATTGATAGCCACAGCCGAAGTTGTGGCGACCAGAGCCGCTGATATGGAGTAGGAAACCCGGATGTTAGCCATCAGAAGTTCTCGCGCACCGTAAATCGAAGCGTGTCATACACAGTCTGTATGTCACCGTTGAAGCTAATCACAATCTCACCCTTCATACATGCCGGGGTCTACGTCAAGCACACCGCCAGCAAAGTTGAATTGTACTTGTCCAGTTGTGCCGCCACTCAGCTTAGAGCATGAGATAGTGGACAACAGCGTGGTTGTACCAGCTTCACGGAACTTGACCTGCACAACAGTGGTGGACAGAGATAGGTCGATTGGTGACCCTGTATTGTCGTCAGTCAACGTGAGAACAATGACTGGTCTCTCGTCGCCTTTTACTAAACGAATGACATCAACAGCCATAGTGTCCTCACGCGAAAGGGCGCATCTGAACGTACATCGAGGCTCTTGCCGCTCCGATATTCGCTCTTGCTCTGCGCTCAGTTATTTTAGAAAGATACTGCTTGGCATGGTACGTAGCCAACTCGCGGTCACTCCAGTTTTTGTTTGGCATGACGAGAAGATGCTGCAACGCACCGTGCATGATGACGTTCTCTAGGTCATCAAAAGTTGTCTTGTCCATCCCAGTAGACGTGCGCAAAGGCTTAAGAACCACAATCATCTTGAGGTCGTAAGGCGTAGTGGCATCCGGTAGTGGGGCAAGGACAAAGTTATCTGGGTCAAGCTGGCAGATGTACCGAGGGTCTGAGCGTTGCTCAGGGTCGAGGTCAGGCCAGTTAGGGTACTTCATATACAACTGCTCAAGGGTCAATGGCTCAAGTGGTGAGCCATTGACGGCAGCAGTAATGAACGCGTGTACCTCAGTCTGCAATGGGTTGTTGTAGGGGTACTCATACACCCCCGGGGTCAAGCGAATTGACGGCTGCTCGTAACGCCATGAAAGCGTACGCTCGCAAGTCTCAATCGCTGAATCACGAACATATTGCTCGATGACTGGCTGAGGACAGCCCGGCACGCTTGGTGCAAGGCGGGTAACCATTGAGGAGAAGGCGCGTATCGTCATGATGCAACCACCTCATCTTTTTGTAGGCCAGCAGATTCAGTGTCAGTAATTGTACGAGCCTGTGCGCTAACGCCCAGAGCCTGCGTAAATGACTGCTGGAACAACTGTGCGCGGTTAGAGTTCACATGCTCATTGTCCACCGACTCTGCCAAGAACACAGTACCGTCGATCACGACAGGTATGTAGGCATCTGGCAACAACTCTACATCGTCGTTGGCAGCGTAGTCAGGGGGGGTTTGGGCATATTCGGCAATCAGAACTTGCCCTACGGGGGCTTTAGGGTAGATAAAGAACTTGTTGGCGTTGCGCACATGGCGCATCCAGTTAATGGTCGGGCCAGCCGGGTCATTCATCCACGAAGGGTAAGTCTCGTCTAGCGTGGTGCGGTCAACTTCGACCACCCCGCCGCCGTCTTTCACCTGAAAGATTTCCATCACGCGGATAGAGTCTGACGGTGGAGACTGAAGGACTTGCCCTGCCGTAGTAGGGATTTCCCCAATGTAAGCAAAGAGGTCGGGACGCAAAACCGCCATGCGCTTGAGTGCCTGATTGGCAAACCCGAGCAGCACTGCATCNCTATACCGNTGGGGTATGTTGATGTCTTGGAGGATGCGGCGAGCCTCAGTGATTACACTGGAAAGTTTCATGCTGGAAGATTCCTAGAAGCGTCAGCGTTAATGTCTGGGTTGCCCACATCAATGGACTCCTCAGGGATTACTTCAGTCTCAAGCACCAGACCAGTCTTGCGACCTTTCTGCTTTTTCGGGATGAACTTTTCCGGAAAGGCGTCTTGCTCAGAAACTTCTTCGCACATTGGGTTTTCAGCAAGAATGGCATCCCATTCGTAGATTGTGCCGTCGCGTTTATTTCGTAAGTAGCGCATCAACTTCTCCTTTTCGCTGCGTTCATATTATCGACCAAGTTGGGGTATTTACGCCCCGCTTTCTTAGCCGCTGCTTTTGCCTTTGCTTTCTGCTCAGGCGACAAAGGTTTGGATTTACCCAACCCCTTTGGTCTTGGTTTATCCCAAACTTGCTTCACCATTTCACCTTATCAGCCCAGTATGCCGCAGACATTTTGCCCTTGGCGATGTTCTTTGCATGACGAGCCTTAAATGATGCACGCTTATCTTTCATTGCCTGTGACTCACCCGACTTTGGCTTGCCAGCGGTCTTTGCACCTTGCTCACCAAAACGAATAACCTTCTCTTGCCCGCCAGAACATGCCTTTACAACATGTGACTTGGTTGGGTGAGTCGGTGTAGCCCGAGGTTGGTTACACGGCATCTCGGATTTTTTCAGTACCTTAGCCATTACACCTCCTCGTAAAACACAGTGACCGTCGTACCAGCAATAACGGTTATATAAATTCCATCATCAAATAACACACCCGGTGCTGGGATTGGCAACAACTGCGAAGTTTTGCCATACACCTGAAACCCGTAGTACGGTTCACTACCCGTGGGTACTGTTGCTAGATCATAGAACTTGTATTCGGAATCATTGTTGATCGGATGAAATATCAACAGTTGCTTAAATAAAGCCCGCTGCTGGGTAACAAACCCATCCGCAGTAAGTTGTTTGGCTTTTAATACACTCGTTGACATACCGATCTCCTTGAAAGAAGGGGGCCGAAGCCCCCCGCTTTTAGTTTACATCAGCAACAATTGCGAACACGCGAATCTTGCCAGTTGTAGGAGCAGCAGTATTGATTAAAAGATCAATCGTATCTGCGGTCTTAACAACCGTTGGATTTGCCAAGTCTGCAATCGTGTAGCCAGCAGTGCCGATAGGGGCATCGTTAGCGTAAGCGTTTGCAGCAGCAGGCGTGCCACCAGTGTAGCCAAGGTCAAAAGTGGCAGTGCTGGCATCAGTCTTGACCACTTCCAAACCAGCAGANAGAACAACAGAGCCAGCAGGAAGGTTCACAACTTGCAGCGTGTCGGCAGCAGCCAGAGCNGTAGCACCAGNAGCAGTACGCGCAGCNTTGATTTCAGCAAAGTCAAGTTCNACTTCAAACTTNGANACAGAGTANACATTGGCNGGGAACGCGGCAGTTCCTTTGTTAAAGCCAATCGAGTCAGTGTAGTTAGCCATTTCAAATTCCTTTCAAATGTAGAGAAGGGGGGCAAGCCCCCCGACTAATTAGGCCAGAGTAACAATGCCAGTAGACAGAGCCTCAGGCTTCACCACTTTGTAGCCATAAACTTGCAGGCCACGGATGATGTTGCCGAAAGTAGACTCCGAACGGATTGTCTCCATCTCGGTCATTTGAGAGGCGAAAGTGAAGCCCATCTTGTGACCAGCGATCAGGTTGAACTTACCGCCAGTGTCTACTTTGAGGTTGTGGCTCATGTAAACAGTGAAGCGGTCGATCATACCCAAGCGACCATTACGGAGAACAGATACGCTGTCACCAGTCAAAGACGCATCTTTCAGGTCAGACTTCTTAATCATGCCAGCCATCTTGGCAGGGATGATGATGAAGCGGTTACCTTCAGGAGCGTTGGCTTCGTCAAGAACAGTACCGATGTCAACGATGTAATCCAGCACA